TTCTAGCAGTATTATCCCAAGTCGAGATTGGGACGCAGCCGCCGAGAAATACACCGAAGATGATTTATTGGGTGAATGCTGTTGGATTGGAATGGACTTGTCACGGTCTTTAGATATGACGGCAATCGTAATGTGTTTTCGTGATGAAGGAGGGGAGAAGCCAGTATTCAGATTACTACCGCGGATATGGACAACAGAGCGATTTGTAAAGAAAGCTGGAGGTAAGGCTGATTTGGCGACCTGGATTCGCGATGGCCATTTGATTGAGATGCCAGGGCGGGTTATCGATCAGGATGTGATCTTTGAAGAATGCGAAAGATTGACTGAACAATTTGAGGTGGAGGCGTGTTTTTACGATATAAAGTATGCAAATGAACTTGCGAGAAAGTTGGAAAACCAATGTGCATGGAACATGGTTGAGCATTCGCAAACATTTTCACACATGACAGGCCCAACCAAGTTGTTTTTGGAGGAATTGACCGCGGGACGATTGAAGCACAACAGCAATCCTTGCCTAACGTGGCACGCTGGCAACGCCAATGCAAAAGTCAAAGGTGATGATATGCACATTGTGAAGCCAGATTTAGGCAGTTGGAAAAAGATAGATGCAATTGTGGCCTCAATCATGTCGTTGAATGGGGCTTATCAAGAGCAGGGTGGGCAAGTTGCGGGGCAATGTTACGAAGATGAAGACTTTAATTGGATGAGTGGATGAGTTTTGCAAGGGGAATATTGTTTATTTTTGGTGCAATTTCTGCAATAATTGGGTTGTGGCAAATTCATTCGCCAACGTGCCTAATCATAGCTGGAACACTGCTATCCTATGGAGCCATGCGTGGAGACGCATTTGACAAGCAATGATTAAAGCGATCGCTAGGTTGTTTGGTTTTCAAGCAAGTGCAATTGACACTATCTATCGAGAGTATGGTGTCGGGATGACGCACGCAGGTATGCGTGTTGGTGTAGATGAGTTTTTAAGTTATTCTCCAGTTTGGCAAGCTGTTCGAATGATAGCCGGTGATGTTGCAAAAACACAGCGCAATATGTACCGGAGAATGCCGGAACTAGGCCCAACGGCCAGCGAAATGGTTTCGACACCTGCGGGAAAATTGGTTTCTAGATCCCCAAATTCCACACAATCAGCATTTCGGTTTTGGAATGATACCGTTTTTTCGTTGCTGATGTGGCATAATGCTTACGCCTGGATTGAGCGCAACCCAACAAATGGTCAGCCTGTTGGTTTGTATCCATTGCGTCCAGACCGCACAAAGTGGAGCGATGAGGATGGAGTTTATGTCTCAGAAATTGGCTTCGGCAATGATACTGAGGTTGTTGCATTTCAACGTGAAAACGTGTTGCATTTTCGCGGGTTTTCAACTCCATCAGGTGAGCCATCGTTTTTGCGAAACGCTAGGGAGTCAATTGCGGCAAGTTTGGCGGCGCAAAAGCATTTGAGCAAGTTTTTGAGCCAAGATTGCATTGCGGGCGGATTGCTTGAAGTTCCTGCCTCATTTTCCAAAAAAGCAAAAGACAATTTGCAGCAAGGGTTTCAAAAGAAACATAAGAACGACCCATTCCAAACGGTTATTTTGCGAGATGGGGCAAAGTTTCACCAAATACAAATTGATGCTGAAAAGTCGCAGCTAACTGAAACTCGTATTTGGCAAGCCCGCGAGGTTGCGATGTGGTTTAACATGCCAGCATCAAAACTATCCATTCCTGATTCGGGTGGGTATGGTTCCAGAACCGAAGACAATCAGAACTATTTCCATCAGACAATTGACCCGTTGGAAACGGAAATAGAAGGCGAGTTGAATCTAAAACTTTTGACCAGCTCCCAAAAACGACAGGATTCGCATTTTTTCAGCCATGATGATTTCGTCAAGTTGGATCGAAAAACTAAGGCAGATATTTACAAGATTGAATATGAGGGATCTGCTTCAAGCCCTGATGAATACCGTGCATGGATTGGCAAAAATCCACGGCCAGACGGTAGGGGAAATATGTTTGTTGAACCAAACGCAAACCACTTAGTTGCCGATTCTGACAACGAACCAAGCAGCGATAGCGGCCAGGAAAATGAGACTGCGCAGGCTGTTGTTGCCGAGATTAGAAAGCAATCAACCAAAAAAGATGAAAAACGGTTTTTGCGGTGGCTTGATGACTTTGCGGATAGCGAAAAAGTCAGGTTGGCGGAGAAAAGTGGATTGAACTTTGGGCTGTTAAAAACAGCTATTGAAGCGAACATTTCCAATTTAGAAGAGATACTGAAAAATGTTTGAAGTGGACAGTGAAAACATCTGGTTTTACGATGATTTGGTTGGAGAAATCGAGGCTGAATGGTTTGGTGGGGTGTCTGTCAAAATGTTCAAGGAGGCTCAAGACTCATTTGAGGGCAAAGATTACAACTTGCGAATTGATTCACCCGGTGGTGATGTTCGCGCAGCGTTGTCCATATTCAATTTGATTCGTGGCTACACCGGCAAAGTCACTGCTATAGTTGATTCATGGGCGGCATCATCCTTAAGCTATATTCCAATGGCTGCTGATCGGGTTTTGATGGCTGATAATGCGTTGATGATGACGCATGCGCCCTGGACGTTTGCCTATGGAAATGCAGCCGATCTAATGCAAGTAGTCGATGCACTGGATTCACATCAATCATCTTTGGCAAAAGGATACGCTGAGAAGACCGGCAAAACGGTTGAGCAGGTTAATGCTGATCTCATGGATGGCGAAAACTGGTTTACCGCAGATGAGGCAGTCGAGTACGGATTAGCTGACGAAGTGATTGAATCAGGCGTCAAGATTCAAAACAGGGTTAATCCAAAAGTGTATGGGTACAAAGGAATACCGGACGAATGGCGAGATTCCACGGTTCAGCGGTTTGCTGCCAAGGCGGAAAAGCCTATTGAGATGGCAAGCACTGACAAATTGCAGGGAGTTCGCAAAAACGTTAAGGAAGTGCTGGAGGCACAGTGATGTTGTTGCAAGTTTCTGACACAGGGCACTATTTTAGCATTGATCAAGTAATTTCGGTCGAATTTGCTGGCGTTGGTGCTGTTGTGTTTTTGCCAAACGGCATGATTGAAGTGAGTAACCCGCATTCCGTTGAAATGCTGAAAAATAGGATTTCCGAGCCACCAAAGCCTGCCCCAAAAAAGCAACGGGGCAGGAAACAAAAATTGAATGCTTGACATCAAACACGTAATTGTTAAATTAAAATCACAATTCAGTAGTTTAGGAAGCGAAACCGCGTTTCTGATATTCGGCGAGTAGGTGACGAAAACCGGTAGAAAAGAACGGGCAGTAACTCTAAACAATGTTTATTCATTGTTCGGGGTCACTGTCCGTTTTTTTGTGGCCTCATAAATTAGGAGAGGTCATGACTCTAAAAGAGCTACAGGCAAAACACGACGAGCTACAAGCATCGTTGGCAGAGTTTCAAGCCCTGGAAGATGACTCAATCACCGCAGAAATGTTGGAGACAGTGCAGGCGCAAGCTGAGGAATTTGAAACTGTCAAAGCAGACCTGAAAGCGGCAAAGATTGAGGCAGCTAAGCAGGCAAACAACAGGATTTCCGGTTTATTGGCAAGCCAAAACACGGGCGGCACAGCACAGCCAGCAAGTGAACCGCAAAAGGTCACTGTTCCCGCACAGGCTCGCTCTCGTCGCCAGTTAAAGGCGTTTGAATCCGAGGAGCAAGCCTATTGCGCAGGTCACTGGATGGCAGCCAATATTTGGGGTCATTCTGGATCTCAAAAGTGGCTTGAAGATCATCGCGTTTATGATACCGCTTACAGCGAAAACAACGACCAAAAAGGCGGCGTGTTCGTTCCAAACGAAATCAGCACAAACATCGTTCGCTTGGTTGAAAGTTTTGGTGTCGCACGTCGAGAATGCCGCGTTGAACCAATGGGCAGTGACACCAAAACTGTTCCAGTTCGAACCAGTGGAATGACGGCGCATTTTGTGGGTGAATCTGATTCGACTGCGGAAACTGGAACGGCATCAAGTGCAGATTACAAGCCCTGCAATTTGGTTGTCAAAAAGCTTAAGGCACGTACGCGAGTCAGCGACGAGCTAAACATGGATGCACTGGTTTCAATTGCTGAAATCGTTGCATTGGAATCAGCTCAGGCCATTGCTGACAAAGAGGACGATTGCCTGTTCAATGGCGATGGTGGCGCAACGTATGGCGGCATTATCGGCTTGAAAAATGCAATTGGTGCGGGTGGTGTTTTCCAAATGGATGCTGGCGACGGTTCTTTTGCCGATATCACGCTTGCTGACTTGGATTCTACGATGGCATTGCTGCCTGATTACCCCGGCATGCAACCAAAGTGGTACGTGTCAAAGTATGGCTGGTACGCTGGACTAAACCGATTGCTGAATGCGGCTGGTGGCAACACCAATCAAACACTGGCGAACGGAGTCGGACCAAATTACAACGGTCATCCAGTTGTTTGGTCGCAAAAACTATTTGGTGCCGCTGGTGACACTTCAGCGGATGAAATCATTGCATTCTTCGGTGATTTGTCGATGGGTGTTTTGTTTGGTGATCGTCAAACTATGACTCTGGCCGTTGATGCCTCAGCCGCGTTTGAAGACGACCAGATTGCAATCAAAGCTGTTGAGCGTTTCGACATCAAATGCCATTCGGTCGGCGATGCAACAAACGCTGGCGCAGTTGTCGCACTCAAAACTGACATTGCTTAAAAGGAGCGAAAAATGAACGAATTGCAACATGCAAAATATGTCCAGGCTATTCCTCCTGCGGCAATCATTGATGATTCATCAGCCACGGCATCTGAAATTGATGCCAGCGGATACGATTATCTGACGATCGTGTTGAACCTGGGTGCTACTGACATTGCGTTGACAGCACTAAAGGTGCAAACCGCATCGGCATCAGGCGGCAGTTTTTCCGATTTGTCTGGTGCTGATTTTGACGGTGGCACTAACACGACTGGTGGTACGCTGGCTTTGCCAAGTGCAACCGATGATAATCAGGTTTGTGTTTTTCAAATTGACCTGCAAGGCGTTGACAGATTCGTCAAGGTTGTCGCAACGTTTGGGAACGGTACAGCCGGTGGTTTCATTGCAGGAACTGCAATTTTGACCCGTGGCCAAGGGCCGTTGCTTGCTGATACTGATTATGCTGATGGCGGCGTTTGCCGAGTGTAAATGAAATACGAATGGGAAGTAAAAACCGAACCAGTGGTTGAGCCGGTCACTTATGAGGCTGTTAAAGCCCATTTGAGATTGGATAACAACAATCACAAAACGGTTTTGGAATCCCGAATTCGTACGATTCGTCAACAGATGGAAACGGATACCGGGCGGGCGTTTGTGACTCAAACACGAACGCTTCGCCTATCCCGTTTTCCTATTGGTGAAACTCGTATTTATTTGCCAGGAACACCAGCGGCGTCTATTACGCATGTAAAATACATCGACTTTGCAGGTGTTCAGCAAACCTGGTCAAGCGACGACTATGCTTTACGGCAAGGTGAGCCGGCATTTTTGCAACTCGGGTTTGACAAGGATTGGCCAGAGCATAGAAGTCGTCAAGATGAAGTCGAAATAGAATATGTATGTGGTGAATCGGCCTCAAGTGTTCGGGAGGAGGTTCGGGACGCAATCAAGTTCATGGTTGAGGCAACGTTTGCTGAAACTACGGAAAAAGAATTTGAGCGTGTAATGGCCACCTACAATGCTCTAGTTGATCGAATCAAGATTGGCGAGGAGTTTGTCAACTATGGCTGTTAACGCATTTAAACAGGAAATTGTGTTTCAATCAGCCCCGACAGCAAAAGATAGCCGAAATCAGCCGCTTGGCGATTGGACAAATGAGGCGACGAAAAACGCATCGGTTCAAATGATGTCAGGCAATGAGTTGACGGTGGCAAACAAGACATATCCACAGGCAAAGTGGAAAGTTAGATTGTGGTATGACTCAGCGTTGGCCCTAGTGGAATCGTGGCGGATTTCATGGGGTTCGAAAACGTTTGAAATCAACAGCATTGAGAACGAGGGACAAGATAACAAGTTTTGGACGTTGATTTGTAGTGAGGCAAAGTAATGGCGACTATGGTTCTTTCCGGCTTCCGTAGACTGGATAAGAAACTGAAAAAGATGGTTGCCAAGGATGCGAAAAAGGCGATTCGCCAGGCTACACGACCAGCGTTGAAACCTGTTTTGCAGGAATCAAAGCAAACTGTACCAGTGAAAACCGGACAGTTAAAAAAGAGTTTGAAAATTCGAGCCTTGCCGAGATCCAGGCGGTTTTTTGGATCTAGGGTTACAAGTGGGGCTGGTAAGAATCAAAAACTTGGCAATGCGTTTTATGGTGCTTTTATCGAACTTGGAACCAAGAGGATAAAGGCAAGGGAGTTTATGAAAAACGCTGCCAACAAAAAGAAAAAACAAGTGTTTCGCCTCTACAAAGAGGAACTGAAACAGGTAATCAGAAAAATCGCAAATGGCTGATTTGGATGTAAACATTATCACGGTTTTGGAAGCAAACGCGACGATTTCAGCCGCATCGGTTGAGGTGTTTGTAAACAGGACTCCAGAGAGTGTTTCAGGGGCTTACATTTGGATTCAGTTGGATGATGAGTTTGACGAGACTGACATTGCAGGAGGCGCAGGGCCGGTCATTTCAACGTTTGATGTCGAATGCGTTTCATCAGACCTAGATCAGTCAAAGGACTTGCAAAAGGCAGTGAAAACCGAACTCCACGGTAAGTCAGGGGATTTTGGAGATCAGAAAATAGCCTACGCAGAAATCTCGTCAAAAGATGACACATACGAATCGCGCCAGCCTGGAGATTTGCAAGGGCTGCACGTTTCGGCATTAACCTTGGAAATTGGAGTCGATAGCAGGAGCTGAGACGATGGCAAAATATTTAGGCGCAGATATTACGGTAACAATTGGCGGTACATCAGTTGGCCAATTGATCGACTTCGATTCACCTGAGGAGGAATTTGACCGCATTGACGCAACCGGGATAGCAGACAGCTACCCCGACACAAAGCTGGCTGACATTCCAAACGCTTCCGAGGTTGATTTGCTGGTTTACTTTGACCGATCAGACTCAGATCAGGCAACATTGGATGGATACAACGGAGACGACACAGCCAGGGATATGGTCATTACCTACCCTTGGGCAACGAACAACACATACACCCAAAGCGTGAAGGTGTTCAATCTTTCACAGTCGCGGGTTGCCAAGAAAGAAACCTTGCAACGAACCATTAGCGTCGTGACAGTCGGCGCGGGAGCATGGAGTACCGTTTAATGTCGCTATTGAATCGCGTTCGTGAGCGAAAGCAAAACCGAAAGCCTGAATCTGTTGAGGTTGATGGAGAAACCTATTATTTCGCCAAACTATCAGCCAGTCAGAAAGACAGGTTTGATTTGCAGTATGGGAGTTTCCGCGAATCAAACGGCAATTCAAACGTTGGATTGCGCGGTTTTGTTGTTGCGTTTTGCGTTTGTGATGAGAACGGTTCACTGCTTCACGAATCGGGTGATGATGATTCGCCAAGTGATGAGTTTTTGGCTGTTGCCAAGGAATACATGGAAACGGATGCAGACTTGATTGAGCCTTGTTTTGAGGTTGCTGGTACTGTCAACAAAATCATTGGAGGCAGTGAAAAAAACTAGAGTTCGACGCACTGAGGCGATGGCAGATGCGTCGAGCAATAGATTTTGGATACGACAGTGCTGATCAGTGGTTGGATTCTATAGCCGCAGGTGATTACCAGGAACTGTTGGAACTTGCCGAAATCGAGCCAATTGGAAGTGATGCCATTGTCCTGCAAATCGCCCAGTTGTGCGCAATCATGGGCGGTGAAAGAACGAAATTGAGTGATGTTTATGTTCTATCGACAGAGCATGAACAAACCGCAGAGGACTTAGCGAGAAAGATGGGTTGGCCAAATGGCAACGATTGAAAATCTGGACGTTAATCTGCGTGCAAACACTCTCAAGTATGATCCACGGATTAAGAAATCTACCTCAGTCACCAGTAAATTTGGAGACACGGCAAAACGGGCAGCAGGAGGCCCAACAGCGTTCGGCAGTGCGTTGAAGGTTGCAGGCGGCACAGCAACGGCATTTGTCGCCACAGCCACAGCACTCGCACTGAGCGTCAATTCTATCGTTCAGAGTTTTGCGAATGTTGGGGATGAGATTGCGAAAACATCGCAACAACTTCTATTGTCACAAGGCGAATACCAAGAGCTTGTGTATGCGATGGAACGTAGTGGTGGATCTTCGGCGACACTGTTTACGGCTATTAAGGGCTTAACGAGAAGTTACTACGATTTGCAGCGTGGTCTGGCTACGTCAAAAGCGGCGTTTGGCGAACTTGGACTATCTATTAAGGATTTACAGGGGATTAATGTAGCCGATCAGCTTAAGTTAGTTCTTGAAAGAATCCAGAAAATTACGGATGGATCAAAACGCGCAGCGGTTGCCCAAAAGCTGTTCGGCCGCGCTGGTTTGGAAGTGCTTCCTTTGTTGAATGGCAACCTAGACATCGCCGTAAAACGATTCAGAAAGCTAGGTTTTGAGGTCGGGCCGCAAGCCGTGAAAACATCTGAAGATATAAAGGATGCCAATCTAGATCTAGGTTTGTCATTCCGCAAGTTGTCGGAAACCATCGTCAACACATTCGGTCCAAAGATAGTTGAAATCACAAATTTCGTTGCGGATTTGATTAGGCAAACGGCAGACGGAATTGATGAACTGCAAAGAAAAATTGTTGAGTTCCGTTTTGGAATCAAGGTTCCAACGTTGTCAAAAGTAGGGCGTGAGGGGTTCCGAGAGTTTCAGGAGGCCCAACGACGACAGGAGAACGTTCGGCCAACAGGTGACACATTTTTGAGCGATGTTCCCAAGCTGGAGGAACGAGCGAGGCAGCAACAGGCCGTTGTTGATGCACTCAAAACCACAGCCAACCGTTTGGCGCCATTGCCACAGGCACTCGAAAAAGGTTCATCAGCTCAAATAGGATTCATTAACAATCTGAAACGGCAGCAGCAGGCAAGCGAGGTTAGAGCCAGAGAAAAGAAGAAAATTGACCTTGCCGAAAAGACTTTGGAGGAAATCAAAAACTTGGTTTCGTTGACAGAGAAAGAAGAGGAGCGACTAAGGCAGGAGGGGAACGTAATTTTATGATTACTGGATTCAAGGAACTTGCAGGGCGTTCAGGTGTAATTGGTGAGGACTCAACCCGCAGTTTTCTGTTCTTTGCGGACTCGCCAAATCACACTGAGCATGACATTTATTTTAATCGGAATTGCCCCCGTATAGGCTCTCAGCATCCAAACCGAAAATTCAGCTTGTTCTATCTCAAGCGTGGCAATTTAACCATTTCTCAGCGTTCGGGGAAAGAGCGTTTAAATTGGGATGTGGTTGCCAAGTACACCCAACTTGAACCAGGCGAAGAACCGCCAGAGGAGCAAACAGAACCTCAGGCAGCAGAGTTTGAGGAGCCAGACTTTCAACCGCATGTTTCGATTGATTTTGAGGATTATTCAGCACCAATTGAATTGGGAATTAACACCAGTGGAGCCTATGACGCAGACAGCGCAGCCGGCTTTGGCGCTTACCCTGTTGTAAATTCGGCACTTGAGCCTTACGAAACGCCACCAGAGATTTTCAAGCAAAACACAATCATTCGCGTTACTCGAAATCTCAGGCTTAGAAATTCGCTATGGACAACAGCAAAAAGTCTTAGAAACACGGTCAACACTGATAAATTTACATACCGCCGAGGCACGTATTTTGAAACGGTTGAGCCTTACCAATGCCGATTGAAAATAAGAATTGGCGATCAGCAGGAATACCGCGACAAGTCGGGCAGGTTGCGTTCTTATGCAAACTTAGAATGCCAATTTATTATTAAAGAAATCACTTGGAATGTTGATATTCTCGATCACGGAACGGTCTATTTGGACACCGCAGGAAAGACTATTGCAACTCGAATAGCAGATGATGATTGGGGATTGGCCGGCGGAACAAAGCAACTGCCAATTGAGGATGATAACAGAAACAACATACCAGGTTTGCTTGACGGTGCAGGCGAGAAACTAGCTGCGGGTGATCCATCAGTGTTTAATCGCTATCCAGGTTACAGAAACAAAAAGCACGCATCATTTTTTCGCAGACTTACAAGGCGATCGCCAACACGCAGGAGATAAGCATGGCAAATGAAATTCAACTGATAACAGAATTAACTCTAGAAAACGGGAACGTTGAACTGGATTTCAGGCCTGAAACGGTTCAGATTGACCAAGCCAATGCGCGCTACATCAATCGAGTTGATGACATTGGAACCAGTGAGGAAACATTGTCATTTGGTGACATCACTACAAAGGGAATGGTGGCGTTCAAAAACCTAGACTCAACAAATTATGTCAGTTGGGGATTTACAACGGGTAATCTTGATGCTCGTTTGAATGCTGGTGAAACGGCTGTTTTCCGCATGGATAACGCTGGCAGTATCATTATGCAGGCCAATACCGCAACGTGTAAGGTTCAAGTGGTTTTGCTTGAAAACTAATGCCATTCAGCAGACGTGATAAACAGCGAATTGCCAGAGTCACAAGCGAGGCCGAAAAACGCTTGATGAGTTCGGGCGTGCGCACTCGTAATCGGCCACAAACAAACTATGCGTCTTACATCGTCAAAACTCCCAGCGGTGGCATACCAGCACGATCAGGGACGACATTAGGCAGTGCAACGTGTACTGTTCAGAATGTATCCACAACCACAATATCGGATGGGATTAGTGAAACGGTTTTGAATTTATCGGATACGGCCATTGCAGGTTCAACTTATGTGATGGCAACCCGCGATAGGCAGGGTAACTACATTGCAGAGGCACT